CTGGGTGTCGAGATTACGGCAGCCGGCCTAGTGCGCAAGCCTCACCCGCTGGAGAATCCGCACGTCTCATTTGCCGAGATTCAACGCATGTACGAGACGCTACCCGAGCACACGTTCCGTCAAGAGATTCTAGCCGAGGCCATCGAGGAGACGGGCGGCGTCTTCCGCCGGGTGGTCGAAGCGGCGACAGCTATACCGCAAGAGCGTTCGATTTACGAGCACCAGTACGTCATCGGCGTGGACTGGGGTCGCTCAGTTGATTTTACCGTTTTCTCAGTTGCCGACCTGACGACACGCGAGATCGTCTATATCGACCGCTCCAACCAAGTCGAGTACGCGATGCAGCGCGGGCGACTCGGCGCGCTCTACGAGCGGTTCCACCCGATTACGATCATCCCCGAATCCAACTCAATCGGCGAGCCGATTATCGAGCAGCTACGGCGTGACGGGTTGCCGGTGCAGCCGTTTACGACGACCAACGCGAGCAAGGCGGCGATTATCGACGGGCTGGCGCTGGCGTTCGAGCGCGGTGACATTCGGATTATTCCCGATCCGACGCTTGTCTCTGAGCTGCAAGCCTACGAGGCCGAGCGGCTACCGTCGGGATTGACTCGGTATAGCGCGCCAGAAGGAATGCATGACGACACAGTTATGGCAACCGCGCTAGCGTGGTACGGGGCGACCGAAGCAGCCGGCGCCGGCCACCGCTCAAGGAGTCGTGCTTGATGAGAGATAGAATCCCTGCTGAGCGAGTCATTTTTGAGGGCGTTCCTTATTGGCGGCGTGTTGGCAATCGGTATTTCCAACACGAGTTGGTTTACTTGCATCGTGCTGTCTGGCAGAGTTTGCACGGGGCGATTCCTGAGGGAATGCTCGTTCATCATCTCGACAATAATCCAGGCAATAACGATCCGTCGAATCTAGCCTTGATGAATCGTTCTACTCATATGACACTGCACCATTCTGGCATTTGCACGGAAGCGAATCGTAAGCATCTGGAGGACGTGCGATCCCTTTGCACCGCTGCAATCAGGAGCGTTGAAGGTAGACGAGCTATCGGTGAAGGTTCCAAGCGCGGATGGGTCAACCGTCCGTTTGCTGAGCACGTCTGCATCATTTGCGGGCAGACTTACCCGTCACGCAGTTCCGATCCCAATCTCAAATACTGTTCGCACTCGTGCAAGAACGTTGCTAGGCGGGAGGGGAGTGTCAAATGCCGGTAATACCAATCATCCCGTCTGACAACGCGCGGGCGGTTGAATTTAAGATCGCTTTGGGACGAGCCTATACTGAACGTTCGGCAGAGTATGATTCCTTGGCCCGCTATCGATCCTACTACGCTGGCGACCACGATCTGCTGCTTTCCCCGGACCAGCTAGCGTTCTTGGCAGGCGTCATCGGCAACGATAACGACTCCTGGCCGATTGACAACAAGTGCCGGAAAGTCGTTGACAAGGTCCGCGCCCGTATCAACGTCACTGGCTGGCGCGATGGTGCTGGTGGCGAGGCAGAGGTTGGCGACGAGGTTAGCGACACTGGCGCGCTTGGTGTCGCGCTCTCCTGGTGGACTGACAACGATATGGACCGCTGGGAGGGCGAGGTCTACCGGGCGGCGCTCCGCGACGGTGAGGCCTATTTGTTGGTTGACCACAATGGCGTCCGTCCGCGCTTCACGTTCGCTCAGCGCTTCGATGGACTGTCAGGCGTGCGCGTGGTTTACGAGGATGAGGCCAAGACCAGAGAATTGTATGCCGTAAAATACTGGAGCGACCTTGACCCACAGACGGCTGACGTGCAGGCGGACGCTTCGACACAAGCTGAGCCGCGGCAGGGTGTCAACGGCTTCTTTGGCAGCCTCTTCTCGAACCCGTGGCGGACGGCTGATCCGTTTCGCTCGACGGCTGGGGTAGTTGGGATATCGAGGGCGACTATCTACACGCCAAGCCAGGTCTACAAATACGCGCGGTTCAGTGGGCCGAGCCAGCGCGCGCTCTACGCCTCCGCTGGGCCAGACACATCCGACGGATGGACACCGATTCTCGACAATGGCGATACCGTGTGGCCGTTGCCGTGGGTCGATCGGCAGGGTAAGCCGCTTGGTCTGGCGGTCGTGCCGTTCGTCTCACCGCGTGGCAGCTTGATTGCGCAGGTAATCGGACTCAACAACGCTCTCAACAAAACCAATCTCGACCTGCTCTCAATCGCCGACCAGCAGGGCTTCGGTAACCTGATTGCCGAGTACACGAAGGCTCTGCCCCCTCCCACCGTTGACAAGGACGATGACGGCTACGGAATGCGGCCCGGCCGCATTGTCGAGATTGCCGAGGGCACGATCAAGAAACTGCCAGCCGATGATATGGCGGGGTTGCTCAACTTCGCGCGGCATCTGACGATCTCGATTGCCAGCAATGCCGACGTCCCGCTCCACGATCTCGTGCCGATTGGCGGCGAGGTGCCATCAGGCGTGGCGCTCCAAATGCTTGACTCGGCTCTTGCCTTGCAAGCCTCCGAGATTACGGTCTGGTTCGGTGGCGCCTGGCGTCGGGTAATGGACCTGGCGCAAGCGCTCGCCGCTCAGTATGGCGGCCTGCAAGGGCAGCCACAGACGCTAACGCCGCTTTGGGCGCCGACCAGCTACCTGGACGAGCAGGGTATGGAGGCGAACAAGAGTCTGGTGGCGACGCGCGTCAAAGCTTATGTCGAGGCGGGAATGCCGCTCGAAGTCGCCTTGAAACACGAAGGGTGGAGCGATGAAGACATAACCGAGTTGACTGACGCGAAAGAGGCTGACGCGGCGGCGGCACAGACGAGCTTGGCGAGTGCATTGGCTAGTCAGCAGAGAGCGTTTGATGCTGGTGGCGTGGCTAATACGGCAGGCACGCCGATGATCGCTGGGTTGAACGGTAAAACGACCGGCATGATGAGCAAAGCAGGAGGGTGACATGGGCGGACGACCTTCACCGGGGACCAAGGCCGACCATCGGCTCAAAGCTAATCGGCCATCGTCGCCACCGAAGCCAATGCCGAAGAAAGGGAAGTAGTTGCCCGATAGCCTAGTCGCCGAGACAATGCGCGCATTCCAGGCCGGCATACTCGCGCGCGAGCAGTTGCAGACGGCGATGCTTGTGCGCGGTTGGATGCACGTCGAAGACAAGCTCCAGGCCGACATCGACGCGCTTGCCGTTGACCTTGCTGCCGAGAAAGCGGCGGGGCGATCTGTCAGTCAAGCCAAGCTGTACCGGATGCAACGCTACCAGACGCTACTCGGCCAGCTCCACACTGAAGTCAACCAGTACATCGCGACCACCGCCGACTCGATTACGGCACGACAACTCGAGCTCGCGGGCCTGGGCATCGACCAGGCGGCGCAGGCAATCGAGCTTTCTAGCCCGACTATCCTGACGAGCTTCAACCGCCTGCCAGTGTCGGCCGTGCATAACATGATCGGGCTGGCGGGCGACGGCTCGCCGCTCCGCACGCTTCTGGCAGCTAGCTACCCCGACGCGGTGGAGGGCATCACCGGCGCGCTGATACGCGGCACGGCGCTCGGCTGGCACCCAACGAAGACGGCAAGGGCAATGCGGCAAGGCAGCGAGATGGGATTGCAAAGAAGCTTGACGATTGCGAGGACTGAGCAGCTTAGGACGCTCAGAACTGCGAGTCAGATGCAATACCAGGCGTCGGGGGTAGTCTCGGCGCTCATGTGGCATTGCGCGAACACTCCTAGAACCTGCCTGGCGTGTTTAGCCAAATCTGGCACGATCATCCCGCTCAATGAACCGATGGCAGAACACGTAAACGGAAGGTGCAGTGCCCTGCCGGTGCTCATCAACCGCCCGCTCCCGACGTTCCAGACGGGTCAACAGTGGTTCGAGCAGCAAGACGAGACGTTGCAGCGCGAGATGATGGGGCCTGGCACGTTCACGGCGTGGAAGGATGGCGCGTTCAAGTTCGAAGATCTAGCGCGGATCACATCGGACCCGACATGGGGCAAAAGCATCGGCGTGAGGCCGCTGGGGGAGTTGGTAGCGTGAACCATAACCCCTTGATGTACGTGTTCACGATCTCGAACGTGACGGAAGGGCATTGGCCGACGTTCCGCGAACTTGTCAACGTTGGTATTCCGCGGACAGTCGCTAAACATTATGAGATCGCCCGATGGGACATGACCGAGGGACTCAAGGAACGAATCGAGCAGGCAAAGAACTGAGGAGCGCTACCTTGCCACTAATCCGCTGCCAGGATTGTGATCATCCGATCGCCGAGGTGCGCGGGCAAACGCTCATCATTCGCTCACGCCACCACGGCCACCAGCATGTCACTGTAATCCCGTTGGCGGAACTAATCGAGCTTACGAGCAAGGCAGCACTTGACACAGCGTGTGTCAAGGCTTATAGTCTACTTAGTACAGCGTAGCGAGCCACAACCAAATAAAACTAGTCGCCTTTTGAGCGGCCACTTGAGCGCCTTGAGCGCCCCGAGTGGCCGCTTTCGTTTTGTAGAGATTCACCTAAGGAGTTATGGCGAGATGCCAGAAACTGACACGGCAACTGTGGAGCAGGTCTCCGCACAGCCACCCACCGCCTCAGACGGGCAGACCCCGGAAGAGGAGTTCGACCGACCGCGAGCAATGGCGACTATCCAGAAGTTGCGCGAGCTCGAGAAGGAATCCAAGGCCAAACTCGCCACCTACGAGAAGGCGCAGGCCGACGCCGCGAAGACGGCAAGCGCCGCCGAGCGAACGCGCCTGACTGAGCAGGGCGAGTACAAGAAGCTCGCTGAGGACGCCGAGAAGCGCGCTGCCGACCTCGAGCCGTACAAGGCCAAGGCCGAGCGGAACGAGGCGAGTCTGACCAAGCTTCTCACTGAGGAGCGCAAGGGACTGCCGAAGCACATCACGGCGCTACTGGACAAAATGGACGCCGCCGACCAACTCGACTACATCGCCGAGAATCGCGCGGTCCTGACCGCTCCGGCGCAAGCACCGCCGCCAAACATCAACGGCACGGCCGGCACGGGCGGCAAGCCGGCCTTCGACCCCCAGGCGCGCGAGGCCGAATTGACCGCGCGCTACCGCATTTAGGAAGGTGACTCATGGCCGACGTTACTGTTGTACCCGCCCTCGTTCGCCCATTGGACCAGAAGAACATCCGTCGTTTCACATCGGCTGCGGTGATGACCCCCGGCCAGCCGGTTTACATCTCCGCCAATGACACCGTCGATCTCACGAATGGCGGCGCGCTGGGCACCGCGTCCTGCATTGGCGTGGTTGTCGGTGGCGCCGCTGGCGGCGCGGCTATCGCCATCGGCGAGGAGGTTGACGTCAAGCTCCTCGGTGCCGTCACTGGCTATTCGACCAATATGGTCGCCGGCACCCGGTACTACTGCAAAGATGCGGCGGGCATTATCGCCGACGTCGCCGGCACGAAGGTGACGCTCATCGGGATCGGCATCAACGCGACTACGTTGCTCGTCATGCCCAACGTCGTAACCGTCATCTAACTCTAGCGGGAAGCGCGCTTCCCGCTGGGCGGCGCTGAATAAAGGAGTACCACGATGCCACTCGGACCAAACAGTCTTCAACAGTTCGTTCTGCCGTCCTACTGGGACGCCGCCTCAATCGAGAAGTACCGGTTGGCGGACGGCACGACCTACGCCGCACTGATTGCGGACATTCAGCAGGCGCTCAGTCTCGCGGACTCCGTTGTGCTGAGTGATCCACTCTACTCCGGCCTAATCGGGCCGATTACCACTGACCTAGCCTCGGAGTATCCCGTCGGTTCGACCAACGGCTTCCAGGCGCACACCGAGTACGGCGAGCCTGATGCCAAGCGCGGAGCGACTACGGGTGACATGATCCCGATCCAGGCATTCGACCGAGGGTTGGGCTGGACCTGGGACTTCCTGCGCAAGGCGCGACGCGCCCAACTCGACGCGGATATCCAGTCTGCCATCGCCGACCGCAAGGCCATCTTCCAGAAGGCCGTTTTGACTCGGCTATTCAAGTCGACCTACACCGCTGTCGGCTCGACTGGGCGCGCGATGCCTCTGGCGGATGGTGGCACGGCGGACTCGTCCTACGTCCCAATTGCCAACCCTGATCGCGTGGCTGCGTTCGCAAACACGCACACTCACGTTGTGGACCCCAACGGCATTACTCAGGCGCTGGTACAGGCTGAGGTCGGGAACCTCTGGGAGCACGGGTACGACCCGCCATACGACCTGCTGGCCGCTGCCGCTGATGCGGCGGCGTGGGTGAACCAGACCAACCTCACCGGC